TCAAAAAAGGCACGTTCGTTAGCGCTCCACCGCGGAAGACGTTTTTGTAAGTCTTTTTCGTCTCCGGGTCCGTGTAGGTCGACATCCAGGGGGAGAAGTATCGATAAATCTTTTTTGAGATTAGATCGACACCGATCTCCGTCCATTCGATCTCGCCTATCAATCCTTCAGCCGCTTTAAATAAGCGAATAAACCATCCGGCAGCGCCGCGCTCGTCGTGATCCTGATCGACGAATGGCGCGGTATTGCCCAGAACCTTATCGTTAAAATTCCGTATAAGTTCATCGATATAAGCATCATCGAAATTGAGTTTCCCGTATTGCGGATGCTGAAATTGTCCTTTCGGAATCACAAGGTACTCTTTCTTTCCTTCCGACAGCTCCCAGCCGGAGGCTATCTTTTCCGCTGCCGTTGTCGCTGCCTCAAATGATCCTGAATGATCCTTACAATGAGCCTGAGCATCACCGGCAGTCCAGCGAGCCCTTGCGTAGAAATACTCGTTCTCCTCGGATTTCCCGTCGGCTTTTATTCCGAAACGTACCGTGTAAGGCTTCCCGTTATGATCGCGTATCTCACTTCGATATTTTGCATAAGTTCCGGTATTGACTGTGCAGATATGATTTTCAGGACTCGGCATGGAATACCTCCTTGTCCCCGATAAATATTCTTCCTGGCGATAAACATATTTCATATTTTGACCTATAAACACGGATCAAATGCCTGACAGCTTCGCTCATGTTCATATCGAGTTCTACGCAAAGTTCCCGTAATGCCTCTATATCGCGACTTGACATGGAGATATTAATCTGTTTTCCTTTCGCTACCCTTTGTGCCATTGAGACCCTCCTTACTTAGTCCCTAATCCGGACTCCCTATAGAATTGATAGACATGAATACACCGGCACCGATTTACCCCACCTTCGCATTCCGGGTTCGGCGCTCCGGGTAATTCTTCGAGTTGAAACGGCTGATCCTGCGTTCCGGCATTATATGCTTGATCCGCGTCCATACAGGCAGAGCATGTTTGACCGTCCATAACTGCCGAGTAGAATCCGCCCTGTACTTCCTCGTCCTGTTTCGCGGCCACCTCACGGGCCCGGCCCCACATCGAAACTACTCTCGCGTATTCGGCGGCCAGTACTTTATCCCCGGTTCCTATCGTGTCATTGAAAATATTCTCCCTGATTTTTATAGATCACAAATAAATCGGTTATATAAGCCTTTGTACGGTTACTTATAACCTCCGCGCCGATTGCCGAGTTAACCTCCATCATGTCGAAAATATCCGAGGGAATCTGATCGAAAGCGTATAGTTTGATATTCTTTTCCAAATACCCGCGCCCTGAGAGTTGTGCCTTTTTCTCTTTCTGAACAGTCGCGGCTCCCAGGTTGAATGCCCGTTCTTGATATTCCTGGAGTGCCTTTTCGTAAAGGTCGGAGTATCGAACCTTGATTTTCCCTATCGGCTTACCGTCGTCAACGATGTCATAGACGAGCGAACGTATCTGTTTGTCCCGTACTTTCTTGAGTTTGCGTATAAACTCGTTTTTCATCGTCTCAAGCTGTTCGGCGTACTCCATGAAATCGATCTGTTTTTCAATCCCGACGAGCTCCCGGAAATATTTATCTCCCGGTTTTAAATATCCCTCCGATGCGGTCGCCTCTGGGGGAGGGGCAGGCGATACCGGCGGAGTCGGAGGGATTTGTTTCTTCTGCTGTTCTATTTCATCGAGTTCATCATCGTCAAGCGGAGCTAATCCGAGCTCATTTCTGATCTGATTCTGATCTTTCGCCATCGGCTTTATCCACTTGCTGTTTGTAAGCTTCTCAAGTGATTCGGCAAAATCCATGATCTTGTTGAGCGTGATCTGTCCAGCAGCGAGTTTCGGATATTCCTTCTGCGGACCGAAATTAATATCAACAAGCTGCTTGATCGCATACTGGTTAAATGTCTCCTCGATCTGTTTTACAATCGTATTGAGCGACATCAGAAATAAGTTGATAAATGATTCCCCAAGCGCCCGATTCCCTGACTGCGAAGTTCCGAGATCGAGAAATTGAGCGAGTAGACTTTTCGACATCTGTTCATCGTGATACTGTATACTTTTTAATACGGCAGTCCCGTCTGTCCCGGACATCATAAGGAGCTGAGGATCTTCCGCACCTGGCGGAACGAGTAAATACGAAAACTCATGCGCTCGTAACCGTTTCAGCTGGTTTTCCATTATCGCAACGTCGTCTTTTTTGTATCCCGGTTTCAACCGTGCCCACGGGATACCGACTCCAAACCGATCGTGTTTAATCGCGTCTATTTTCATCAGTACATCTTTGATCTGAGCATTCCCGTAAATATTTCTGAGGATCGAAGTCCCGTACCAATCGCCCTCTTTCTCGTTTGTGAAGACGAGCAGATAATCGGAAATAATATCGATGGTCTCCCACGGCTGCTCGCCGAGTTCCGTATCCGCCGCCGAATACTGGACGACTTTCTTCAACCCCCCGTCTTTCTCCCCCTCGATTTTACTGATCGTTGATTGCGGGAGATATAAAAACTTTTTCCACTTATATTTTCCGGCACCGGCATCATACATGAAAACTTTCTCGAAAACGCAAAATCCGTAATCAAGCATTGTTAATGCAAGTCGAATAAAATCGTCCCATGACCCGTGTAAATCACGTTTAATATTGTCCTCGACGAATTGTCGGATTTCTTCCTTGCCTTCTTTGACTTCCCATTCGACCTCGCGGATCGGGAGCTTAATTACTCGTAAAAGCCCACCGACCTGTGAGTCCGACTTACGGATAATCGTATATGCATCGAGTCTCGTCGATAACTCTTCGAGTTTCGTTACATATTCATCAGCATGATATATATTCCGAGTCTGCGACCCGGTACGGAGTCTACTCTCCGGCTTATCGGGCATGGGTTATCTCCTTCGTAAACGATTCGCCGCCGAGTATCAAGCTCTGTGTTCGACCCTCTATCTGCTGGATGAGGTCATAGAACAGCGAGTATACGGGATAACGGGTAGCATCCATATCGTGGTCTCGAAACTTAACTGGCTCGTCGAGAATATCTCCAGTTTGCCTATCCTCTTTCCACTTGTACCCACCGGCCTCTTTCGCCCAATTGACACATCGAGAATGCACGCGCATGAAGAATCGTTTAATAAAATTGATTTGATCCCGGACAAGTCCGCCCTTGTGCGCCGGAATTACCCCGAAACCGGCCTGATTGAATTCGGCGATACGGTCCGGCTCGTTATCAGCGTAAATCGGTACATCCCAATATTGCAGGGCATATTTTTCGTAGACGCGTTTGACGTGATCGATCAATTCTGAATTAAGGAGACGACTTTGATATACCTCGTCGATAATGTCTATTTGCCAATCCTTGATACCGAGGAGGATAAAGGCGGAAGGATCGTTATATCCGAAATCCAGACCGCCGAGAAGATAATCGTATCCGTTTTTATCAAACTCGAAATCCTCGACACGCCAGCGATCATAAATAAGCGCCTTCAGCTCACCCCATTCGCCGAGGGTATAGATTTTGTAATAGTTTTCGTCCTCTTCAGCGAGTCCCTCAAGTATCCGCTCGTAATCCTCGTCGATGAAAATATTGTCCTTATACGTCGAGTGATATTTCGCCGCACCCTCTTTCTCGCGTTCGAAAAATACCTTATACGGCCAGAGGAGCTTCGATATCGGGTTGAATGAACAGAGTATTTGCTTATAGTGAGGGAGCAGCCCCCGGAGTCGGAGATCGATTTGTATGAAATCGTCTTTGTTGAGTTCGGTCGGTTCCTCCAGCCAGAACCCCGTTACACGTTCTATTGATTTCAGTTTTTCAGCCTTGTCGAGACCGCGGCAATAGATTTCGCCATTCTTACCAAGTTTCATACTCATCATCTGTTCGTTAACGTTTGTTTCCAGCCCCCAGTCAGCGGCCTTATCTTTGAGCAGGGTCCATGCGGAAATACGGGCGGCAGGAGTGGTTTTACGAATAACAACAAAGCGATGATCTTTTTCGACGAGACAACGGAAGAGAAGCTTTTCGGCGCAGAAATGAGATTTCCCAGAACCGGCGCCACCGTATTCAACGAGATAGCGAGATTCATCAAAGAGGTGCGGCTGAAAGAATGGATTCATCTTTTTACGGAGATCAACTGTCACCATGTTTATCCTTCTTGACAAGTTTCTTCGCTCGTGGATCGTTGGGGAGAATTATAGTGACTGGCTGAGTTATATCAACTTCGTGCCGATCTTTATACTTCTCGGGCATCCGATTCTTGAGCCAGAAGATCCCCGCAACAACATCCGGCGGATAATGCCTGATAGTATGAACAACGATCGGCTTGCCCTCGTATTGCATTATCTTATCTTCTGGACAGGAGTATCCGACCGCTCGTTGATACAATGATTTCTCGACCCGATCATTTGGTCCAATCTTTCCTTGCGCCATTGCTGCGTCAAAATCGGGATACGTGCATCGCCAATTGTGAAGTGTCTTCCGTACAATCTTGAATTCTTTTGCGATCTGCTCATCGGTAAGCCCAGCGTTTGCCATCCAATAGACAACTTGCGGATGATAGAGCGGATTGTACTTTGATTGCGGTAAAGGTTTGCGGTTTGTGGTAGGCTTTTTTACAGTCGGCTTTTTCTTCGCTATTTTCTCTACGGCCGATTTCTTTTTTGTTGGCTTCTTGGTTGGTAAGTCTTTCTTTTTTAGCTTCTTGATTTTCCAGATAGCCATTACCCGCCTTCCCGTGCGGGTACAAAAAAAGACCCGCACCGAGGGGGACACCTCACGCGAATCTGTGAGACATCCTCCTCGGCATGGGTCTTGACGGCTAGTCGGCGGGCCACGCCTCAGAGAATCATAAAATTAAAGATCAAAATACTCAGATGATCCCGAATATACACCATATTAAATAAAAGTCAAGAACTTTTTTTTCCGGTGTCAATGAGTGTCGGATGTATTTTTACATCTTTGCGGGATTTTTTCACGTAGATATCGAAATGAATATTATCATAATCCGGAAA